CTCCAAACCAGCAGGGGTTTCTGAAACAGAATACATATCCAAAGCATTGTCTGAGTTCCGTAACTTTGCAAGGAACAATAAGGTTCACTTATGGATCGTGGCTCACCCGTCAAAAATGTACAAAGACAAAGATGGTAACTACCCCATCCCTACACCTTACGATGTAAGTGGCAGCGCACACTGGCGTAACAAGGCAGACAACGCCTTAACAGTGTGGCGAGACTTCAATGAGGACAGTCAGATTGTTGAACTGCATGTGCAAAAAGTCAGGTTCAAAGAGGTGGGAAGCACTGGTATGGCCGAGCTTGCGTACAACGGAGTGACAGGTATGTACTCAAATCTAGACCTTGCTCATAAAGAAATACCCACAGTGTTTAGAGAAGATCAAATCATGCCCACAAGAAGCACACAATTCTGATGGGGGAGACAGCAAAGGAAAGAAACCGCAGAGAGATGCCTGAGTTCACTAAAGGATACGACAGCTTAACCGCTGCATTTGGACAGTGCAAAGTCCTCTACGCAAGAGAGGGGGACATTGAGGTTGGTGTGGATGATTCAGATGAATACGTTTCTGTGTTCGTGGAACGTACCTTTGATGACGTAGATGACAGGGGTAGACCGAGGAAGAGAAATGGGTCGTAAGCTTTACGAGAGTAGGCAAGATTTAGATAGAGAGTCAGCTTGCATTAACCACTGTGTCAGCAAATGGGGGACGGAGTTCCGTAAGCTTCCCATATCTTACAGACTAGATTTCATGGTCACTAGTGCTGGACAGGCGGCTGGATGGGTAGAGGTTAAGTGCCGCACCCACAAATCTAATCAGTATGACACTGTGCTTCTATCTTTAAGTAAGTGGCACGCTGGTATAGATCTCCATGAGAAGAGTGGGCTTCCATTTATTTTTGTTGTCTCTTTTAAAGATGCAGTGTTTCGATACCTCTATTCAGTGGAGGATTGCATTCATATCAGGTGGGGTGGGAGAACCAAAGCTACTAGAGACTCAGCTGATATTGAGCCAGTCGTTCACATACCAATCGGGTTGTTTAAAAATCTTGGAGTAATCAATGAGTAAGATGAGTAGAGAGAAGGGTAAGCGAGGTGAACGTGAGGTCGTGACCATACTCAGAGATCTGTTGGGGGATGGGTACGTTTTCAAACGAAATCTTTTAGACCAGTGCCACGATGGTGGGATGGATATTCTAGGCCTACCTGATTGGGCGATTGAAGTTAAGAACTATAAAGAAGCTACCCCATCTTTGATCAAAGGTTGGTGGGAGCAGACTGTTGACGAAGCTACTAAAGCCTCACGCCACCCTGTTCTTTTTTGGAAGCAGGCTAGGCGACCTTGGATAGTCGTTGTTTCGGGTAGCCACCTAATTGAAATGGGGGAAGTCTGGGAGAACGAATATGAATACACACTTACGATGAGTCCCGAAATGTTTTGCACGTTAGTGAGAGAGGAACTAATCATTGATAAGAGTAAGTCCAGCAGGTGGCAAGATGTATTAGCGAGAGAAGAATGAAGGGTTACAAATTCGTAGTTACTGACATGTCCATAAGATCGAATGCCATAGATGTTATATCTAGCTTGGAAGTAGGGGCCAAGACTATCTGGGAGGTGATCGTCCAGCCAAAGAAAAAGTCTAGGACAGAGACACAGAACAGAACGTACTGGCGTTGGGTTGGTGAGATTTCTTTGGAGACAGGGTATGACAAGTCTGAACTTCACTCAATATTTGGTAAGAAGTTCTTGCCTATGGTTGAGATAAAGATAGGCAGCAGTGTTGAACTGATACCCATATCGACAACAAAGCTTTCGTCACCTGATTTCTCAAACTACCTTCTACAAATAGAATCATTCTGTGCTACCGAGATTGGCCACAGACTAAGTTGATGATGTTGGGTTTAGGGGAGCGCCATGGCAACTCAGGTAGGTTATAGCATTGCTGAAAAAAATATTACTAAAGTTGGTTATAGCATTGATGATAAGGGAGAGCGCGACATGGGAATGAAGGTTAACAAGTTACGAAAGTCAGCAAGAGATGAGGTGTGTACCATGCGTATCGTTGATGTCTGCAACTCTAATCCAGAGACAACTGTGCTTGCTCATATCAATACAGAGGGTGGGAGTATGGGAATGAAGACTGATGACTTTAGTGCTTGCTTTGCGTGCAGTGATTGCCACGCTCATTTTGATGGGTACAAGATGACTCAAGAAGATAGGTGGTTCTATTCAAGGAGGGCTATGGTTCGCACATGGCGAAGGTGGGTAGAGACAGGGATGGTTTCAATTAGTGGGGTGAAGAATGACTAACTTAGAAGTGGATGCACTGCTTGTTAACTGGAGTGATTGGGTAGGCCGTGATTGTGATGGTGGTCTAGGGTTCCCAACTAAAACAATTCTAGGCCGTATGGCTGATGGTGATTTGTCTATGGGTAGCTCATCTCAATCTACTTCTCCTCCTTTAATGAAGCGGGACTATAGGGCTGAGACTGTAGATCGTGCGATAAAGAACCTATCTAAAGTAGACCCATCCGCTGTAGATGCTATTGTTTTGCAGTACTGCAGGGCAGGGACAACCACACAAAAATCAAAAGAGTTATTGGTAAGTAAGCGTACTTACTACACACTTATAGACAGAGGTAAGTGCTGGCTAAGTGGCTTCTTTTCTGCAATACAGAATCAATCAGAGCCTTCATCTCACAACTTACGATTAGAAAAAGACAGGGGAATAGGTAGGGATTACTAAAGGTACGATTGACTAGACCCTGGAATTGCATTCCAGTGTCAAGCTCACGTTTCTTCCTATGACATACAAATATGAGGGCTGAGTATTCAGTCCTCCTCATCTTCCTCCTCCTCATCGACCCACATGGCATCACCTCTAAGAACTATAGCGTTCCCAAATACATGAGTGTTGGCTACGAATGTTGCTTCGTGGTTTATATCAAGCTCTTTGGCAAACCCATCCTCATCACATAGAACTTGCTTGTCTGGCTCATTCACGATAAAGATCACATAACCTCCGATCATTTCTTGTGCTTCGGCTAATGTAGGTCGGGTCTTAGGTGCGTATGTTTTTGTCATGCTTGTTCCTTGAAAGGTCTTTGTTTTGCACCAGCCCTCAGCGCTTTTTCTTCATCCCATATATGTCTGCCATTGTCCCATCCAAATGGAATCTGAACTGGAATGTCATCGACTTTTTCCATCGGTATCCACAGATGATACTGGTTAACTGTATCGTGCTCTCGGTCTCGCGCAGGGAAGAGCATAACCGCCTCGTATTCATCTCCAACTAACTGATCTTTTATGTCCATAAACTCTCTGTAGTCTACGATTATATCTCTATCCAATCTTTTAATGCTCAGATGAACAACTTTCATCTTTTCATTTGGAGTAATGCCCCCATGCTCACCACTGTCCCAGTCTATATACACTGTGTAAGTATCGTTCCTCCGAACATCTTCTTCCATAGTCGCTTCCCATACAGACTTTAGCATTTCATATCGTTCATGGTCAGGGTCGATGAGCATTTCCATTTGTTCTTTGGATGGTTTGGTATCGTACTTTGCCATTGACTCTCCATTGAGGTAGTTAATTACCCACTCTCTGAAGGGAGGGGTCGTGTTAGGAACTTTGACGAACTCATTCATTATCTTCCTCCTCTTCATTAAGTTCTGACTCGCAAGATTCACAGAGATTTTGTGATTCGCTGTCCTCCTCCAATACAACTCCACACTCATCACAAGTATCTTCCTCTACCTCTTCTTTATCTGCCACTATAGTTAGTGGGTCTACCCATTCAATGAATGGCATATAGCCGCCTTCTCTAGTAACTATCGCCATTAAGTTACGCATGATAGGATCAACGACATACTTTTGAAAGTGGCTATCGTGCTGTTCATCAAGCGCACAAATGATTACACCTATTTGTTGTAGGTCTAATTCAACATCATGCTCAAAGCTTTGGTCATAATCATACTCGTCCTCTTCACCTTCATCATTAATAAAAGTTTTGAAATAAATATTATCTTTTGGCGGTCTATTATCCACTACCAATGACGATGGTTTTTGCTGTGGATATTTTGATATTGCTTCGGCCATCTTCTCTAAATACTCAGGCCCAACTTTTATTGTTTCACTCATAAGTTCTCCTTACTTAGTTTAACTTCTATCTCACGCTTAGCACGTTCTACTTCTATCTCACTTAGTTTACTGGAAAATTCCTTAGCCATAGCGAGACAGTCATCAGCCTTTTTATCAGTGCTTGCAGTAGCTGCTAAGTACAATGCGAGACACAAGGCTTCGTAATCATTAGTGGGCTTCATGGCTTAACCCAACTGAGATCAAATACATGTGGGAAGTATTCACCATTCTGACCTGACTCCCACTTACCATTAACCCGACCTGACGAACTAGGTTTATGTGGTGGTTGTCCTCCGTCCAC